CTCTTTTCTTTCATGAAGGTATCACGCAGAGCATCTTTATTTGCAGTGACAGGATACAGTGAGCTAATCGCATATCTGGCATCTTTTTTATCTAACAAGTAAAATCCAATAACATTAGTATTTGTAACTTGTTTGAGAATTTTAAGTGCTGCTTTTGTGTAGCTTTGAGTTGAGCTATCTGCAATCATTTCATTTACACCACTCTTGATATGACGGAGAATTGCTTTCTGTCTTCCTGTCGTATTAAACCAACTGCTATGATCACCATCAATAGGATTTTTCTGGAATGTTCTTACGAGGTGATGGCCTTCACCATCTGTTAAGAATACTGTATTTACAATTTGCAATTTGTATTCTTTTTGAAACTCAGGAACAATTTTGACTGCACAGAAAATAGATTCATTTAGTGGAGTGTAATGCATACCCATCCAATCTGGATAATCTGGACTAAAGTGACGGCGTCCTGATTTATTGAGCGAACCTTTAAGCAAAGCAGACGCCATGTAAGCTAATTCACTAGAATTCATCTTACTTGAAAATAAATTCAAAAGATTGAATTTTTTCAACATAACATCATTTTCACGATAGTCTACCGCATCATGTGAACTGAATTTTCCAGTAGATCCGTTTTCATCATAGAAGCGGGTCGTGAATGCATACACTTCAAAAGGAATGCTCACTTTCTTGCAGAAAAGAACAAGATTCAAAAGTTGCTTAATTGTTTGATTTAGATTATCTGACATAGAACCAGACCAATCCATGAACATAACAAGACCGTGTGATTTACCACCAGGAACAACAGTCAATCTTTTGAAGATATCGTCATTGAACTTGTATGAATAAATTTTGCTCATATTGAGTTCACCAGTTTTCGCTACAGATGCTCGTTTCATTTGATCTGCGTTTTTACGGAGTTCAAATTCTTTAACAAGATAAGAAACTACTTTTCCTGATTTTGCACGGAACTCATTGAATGTTGCAGGATTAGCATCGTGACACCAAATGGTCTTTTTGTGTCTTTCAATAATATGTTTGAAAGGTACAATGATTTTGTTTAAGTTGATATTTTCAGGAATATTTCCATAAACATATTCGGTACCATTGCCACTGATTAGTTCTTTCTCATTTTTACGGAATGCTTCATCGGTGTGAGATTCAAATTTTTCATCGGTTTCGTTATCTTCAGAATCTTTAGCTTTTTTATCTTCAGATTCTTCATTTTCGGATGAAGCATCGGCACTATTTGATTCTTTTTCACTTTCAGATTCTTCAGAATCATCCCAATCATCATAATCAAAAGAATCATCTGAATCGGTTTCATCAGACCATTCTTCACTTTCTTCGCCTTCACCATCAGAGGCTCGTTTTTCTTGTTGTTTTTTCTTTTCTTGGCGATACATCTCCATGATCTTTTGTGAAAGAGTAACAACATCTTCAAATGTTTCTAGTTCTTCCATTTCACGGACAATAACCATTTCTTCAGCATTGAACTTAATGCCTTGGGATGCACCACCTTTGAAATGCATATTAAGACGATCTAGAATGTTCATTGCATTCAGATCAACACCTTCTGTTTGAAAGAAATTGCGTGAAACAAGTTCACGATAGGCTTTTGAGAAAGAAGCACGAAGGCCAGGATACTTGCGTTTGATTAATTTCTCAATACGAGCATCTTCTACAACATTCAGAATAGACCTAGGAATTTTAAGATCGATAATTGAATCATGCCAACCTTCTGCTGGTGTATTCAGTGCATGGCCAACTTCATGACCGATGAAAAGGTCGTACAACTCAGGAGTTAATTCATCTTTAAGAATAGGAACAACAAGCTTACGTTCCTTTGTGTTGAAATATGCGGTAGGAACATTTTTATGTTCAACAATCAGGTTTTCTGTCGCCAGAAGTTTAGCGAGTTGAGTTTTGGATTCTTGAGTTGTTAACATTTTGATATCTCTCTATTGAAGATAAGACATTATCTCACAAAACAAACCATTTGTCAATAGCAAACCTGATTGTTGTTTTTTATGCAACAGCACTTAACACAATGACATTACCAGCTTCGTCTACTTTTAGGTCAAAGTTTACTACTGTACCTTCTCCCCAACCGAGTTCTTCTAGCATTTCATCTGGAAATTCTATGTATACATCTCCACTACCATCTCCACAGTCTTTTACTGTTGTGCTGTATACTTTCGGATTATCCATTCATCACCTGTTGTCTTAGTTCATCATAAAACTCCAAATCTTTTTTCCATTTTGACATGACAACCCATTTCTTTACGATTTCTTCGATTTCTGCTAATGCTTCGATTTGTTGGTCTGCATTTGTTTTATTTTCCATGTAGTTCTCCTTAATGATAAAAGTCACTTCGATCAGGCATAACAATCATTTTCTCTTTTTTCTTTTTACCCATAATTTCAATCATTTCTACAAAGTCATCGATTTCCTCCTGTGACATTTCTTCAAGCATTTCTCCCATTTCTTCAAGTAGAATAAGTTCCTCGTCTGTGAAGTTCTCAAGTTCATTCAAATTTAAGTCCAACATAGCCGTTGTTCCTTTCATCATAAATTGTAGACAAACGATTTTTCGCAAGTTCAAAAACTTCAGGAACAATTTCTGCTCCAGTCCATTTTCTACTAGTATAGACACAAGCTTCTGCGGTACTACCCGATCCCATGAATGGATCAAAGATCAATTCACCAGGATTTGTATATGCGTCAATGAAATGATTCAATAAATCGGTAGGATAGTTGTCAACATAGTTTTTATAAGGTCTGACGGGATGTTCCAATACATCAGGAATAGCAAGGTCGCTAAATTCCTCCCGAGAAAACTGTTTTCCGGGGCGCTTGAAGGTTAAAACGAAGGAGTAGTTAAAACGATATAGATTAGCTGCCTTTGATCTGACCCATATTTTTTGACTTTTATGTACCCAGCCCAATTCTTCCATTGTTTGGGTCACAAAGGTGTGCTTTTTGATGATTTTTCCACCAGATTTTCGGTCTCGGAGGACAATTGTAACAACATTATTGATTGGTTTGAGTTTGGAGAAGGTGTCATACATCAAATTTTCCCATTTTCTCATGGTTTCATCGGGATTTTCCCCAATTTCATCAAAATCCGGGGGTGATGTAATGACATAGTGATACTGGAGACCCCGATCCAGGGTCTTTAAGCAGTCCTCATTGTATAAAACACATTCATCCATAGGTGCGAACATCAATTTTCTCCTTATGCTTCACTTTTCGAGTATATTGTACATCAATTTTATGTTTTTGTGGGGCAGGAATCGGTGTACGACAGATTGGCTTAGGTATTTTCACAAGTATCTTCATTCTATCGCCTCATTTTGGCCATATCTTTTGCTTCGGTATCATTAAAAACAGGAACAGCGTTAGATTTGTGTAAAGTACCAACACCTAGCATTTTGTCGCCAGTATATTGTGTAACTTTATCTTTTCTATTCCAGTTTGCAACCTGTACGCCAGTGTCTACTGAAGGATATTGCTTAGGATTTCGTTCAGCAGGAATAACAAGCTTAGGCATTTTGTTGCTAGTTTTGAAAGTTGTCTTTGTTATCTTAGTAACTTTTGGTGAAGTACCAATACCAACTTTACGGCACCATGCATCATACTCAGCTTGTTGCACTTTTGTCAACTTCTTCGGTTTTGATTTGCGAATGTAGCCATAAACTATCATAATGATGTCCTCACTCAAAGAGACTACATTATATCAATCTAGGAATGAATTGTCAAGGGCTTTTTTGTTTCAATATTTGTAATAACGATGATCTTCATCTTCATGGCGGTTTTCATATTCCCATTGTCTTAGTTTTTTCTTAACTTCGCCATGTTCTTTGGACTTACGTTTCTTTCTTGAACTTTTTGCAAATTCAAAATCATCACCGTAATCATTATTTTTACGGAATTTACCAGCAAACTTAGTCATTTGATTTTATGAACTCCATTATTTCATTAGTAGGAACTTGATGCCTTTCATTTTACCTTCAGGCGAGGTTTCTTTATCTCCATTTTTGGATATAAAGATTATTTCGGAATAAGGATAGCACATTTGCACTATTTTAAGTAATTGACATGCAGTACCGTCAGTATCATTATACATGAAAACTTCATCTACAAATTTTAAGTGTCTGACGATTTCTGATCGAGAGTTGTAGTTTTGAACAAAGCCTTTTTCATATTTCGTTAGATAAATGTCGGAGTGTACACCGATGATTAGCCAATCGCCTTTTGATTTAGCTTTTTTTAAAAAATTGATATCAGATAATTCTATAGGATCAAACGCACCAATTGTTACTATTATTTTTTCTTTTCTTAACTTCATGGTAACATGTTAGGAAAACACTCCTTGACAAAATTATAAGTTAAACCTTTTACGCCTAAATCTTTTTTCATTATTCCTATAACAACTTCTGATTCTCTTGGTTCTAAAGACTCTAGAAGTTGAATCAATAATTCATTTTTTCTTTGTTCATTCAAACTTAATGCTGTAGGATGTCCTTCCTGAAACAAATAGATTCTTCGCAATTCTGTTCCAAGATGAGCAAAAGAAACTCCAGGTAATGTATCAGGAATTCTGTAATTATCTGGTACTTCTTTTACTGTCCATTTATAATCTGGATGAAACGCATATTCTAAAACTTTTACGAGAGTAGGAGAAAGATTTTTTTCTATTACTTTTTTTCTATCTGCTTTTGTTTTAGCTTCCTCAAACTCATCAAATATCTCATATATATTTTTCATTAAAATTCCTCAATTACATCCATTAAGTTTTTTAGTCTATTCTCAATGAAGTAATTTAGAAGTTTACTTCTTGAGGCTGGTTTTGTTTCTTCATAAGTATTTATGATTTTTTCCTTTATATCACCTGGTATAAGACTTAGGTCAATCAATAGTTGATTGCGGGTAAAGCCAGTGTTTGCAATAGATTCATATTGAGTGTAATGTTCAGTCAAAAACTTATCCAGTTTACCTTTTGTGATTGGTGTCTGGCGTTTATCTAAAACAAAACAATCTGAAGGAGATAAGATGTTAGGAATACCATCGCCTTTGTCGCCTTTGATGATTTTCTCTTTGAGATCAAGTGCAGGATTTTCCGAGATAATAAATTTCTTCATAGCAGGATTATACTGCTTCACTTTGAATTTGCAATTTGCATTATATGCTTGAAGTTGCAGAAAGTCACCGTCACTAGAAATAATTAAAATGTTTTCATGCATGATATGTCTAGGAACAAGTGTACCAATAATATCATCGGCTTCGGCGCCTTCAACATCAATTACTTTGTATGGAAAATTTTCTTTGAGTTCTGTTTTCAGTTTGGAAAGAATATCAAAGATGAGATGCCAATCGAGGTCTGACTTTTCACGGGCTTTTTTACGACCAGCTTTGTAGAAAGGAAAAATAGATTTACGCCAGTAGTTTCTATTATCACAACAAAGAACTACCTCACCATATTCTTTGAACTTATTGGTATGAGTTCTTAGAACATTCAACACTAGATGACGAATAAGTCCTTCTTCCAGCTTGACATTTTTTTGTGATGCGAGTTGTGCCATAATGCCAGATAGCAGAACTTGGTT